GCTGGCTCGGGAGCGACGCCAGGTCCACGGTGCCAGACGCAGCCGGGATCGAGACGTCGCGACCCGCCGCGGGCACCACGACGGACGGCGCGGAGGTCGCGGCGGGGACCACGATGCTCTCCCCCCAGGCCAGGGTGTTCGGAGGCTTCGAGGCCGGGTCCGCGACGATGAACGGGAACTCCAGCTGGTTGAGCAGCACGATGTCGACGAAGCGCTCGATCTTCCCGAGCACGCGCCTGGCGAGCGAGTACACGTCCTCACCGTAAGAGATGACGACCGTGACGTACTGCGACGTGTTGGCGACCCCGTCGACGTCGGTGACCAGCGACAGGCCCGAGGCGCCGACGAACGGGTTGGCGTCCAGCGACCCGCCGCCGGGCTCCTGCATGAGGTCGGTGCGGGCCCCCTGCTTCATCCTGCCCCGCGAGAACCGCTGGTCGGTCGCCACGACGTCGCGCTGCGGCTGCGACGCGTTGAGGACGCCGATCTGGACCGCCATGTGGTCGGAGAGGACTGTCACCTCCAGCGCCCACGCGTTGATCTCCTGCGCGATGTTGTCTGGCGCAAATTTGTGGATGGTGCTGAACAACCCGGCCAGCGAGCTGCTGAGCTGAGCCATCAGCGTCGGAGCGGTGTTCAGCAACGTGAAGAACGTGTCGTGCACGTTAGCGAAAAATCCGACTACGTTGTCCAGCTGGTTGAGCGTCGACTGGAACGCGCGCTGGACGACCGCGTCGCAGAACTTGAGGAAGTCGAGACCGCTCGTGACCATGTCGGCGAACCGCGACACCGTCGACAAGATCGCCGACTTCGACGCTGCCGAGGCGCCACCGGCGACCTTGGATAGCGCCCCACCTGCGTTGCTCGTGTTGACCCGCGCGTTCGACGAAGAGATCGGGCTGGCCCCGAAGCTGGACGCGTCCTGGCTCGCGGTCGGGTCGGCGCGCTCGAGGCAATCGAAGTTGCAGCTGAAGCTGTACGACATCGGCCGGCGGCTCGTCCGCTGCACGTCGAACGTCTGCGGCTCGATCCGCCAGAAGTCGTCGGACTTGTAGTCGAAGAAGTAGAAGGCGACGTCCAGGTTACCGCGGCGGCGCTCGTCGCCGTACAGGTCGAACAAGTAGCGGAGCCGCCGGAACGCCAGGTACCCGGAGACCGCTCCGAGCTGACCGTCGAGGTCCGAGACGTTCGGGACGAGCCGCCCGGACGTGGCCTGCAGCGGCACCGACGCCCTCGGAGGGAGGAACCCGGTGGTGCCGGAGATCGCGCCGGGCCGGAGGACCTGGCCGCGGGACTCGACCACCTTGCCTCCGTCCTGCATCACGGTCACCGCGGTCGCGAACGGACCGCGCATGCTCAGCTCCTGAGGCATCGTGACCACGACGAACCTGCCCTCGTCGATGAGACCGGCGGCTGGTCCACCACCGGAGTCCAGCGACGTCAGGTCCTCCCCTGCCCGCAGCATCGCGAACGCGTACCTGAACGCCTTCGCGTAGCGCCTCCCGACGGACCCGTCGGGCTGCTGCGCGGAGATGAATGCGGTGTTCGTCATCGTGGTCTCACGTGATGGGAGAGGTCACCGGGCCCGGGAACGTTACACTACCTCCGACGATCACTTGGCTGTAAAGGTCGTCCGCGACGGCGGAGGTCGCGGACGGCAGGGACGCGCTCGACGCCGTGTTGGTCGAGAACGTCGACGCCAGCAGCGCGGCGAGCCCGGCGTGCGGAGGCGGCACGACCGCGGTCGCGCCGGAGAACGACGATGCCAGGCCGCCGGCCACCGCGCTCCAGAACGCCTGCGTCGCGGACACCAGCACGGAGACCCCGCTGCCCGAGGTGCTCATCCCGACGAGCGCCGCCTGCATCGCGGTCTTCCCGAGAGCGACCCCGGCGGCGGTGATCGGGACGGCGCCGGCGACGGCGCCGGAGGCGAAGACGGCGTACGCGCTCGACAGCGTGACCACCGCGGCGGCCTCGTCTGCTGCCGGCACGAGCGTGAGCAGCTGGGCCGCGAGCGTGGACGACGAGGTCGCCATCAGGTCTGGTCCTTCTGCGTGAAGGCCATGTCGCTCAGGAGGTCGTCGAGGTTGGCCTTCAGCACCTGCAGCTGGACCTGCGACGGCGGCAGCATCGGCCCAGTCGGGCCGACGCCGGTCGGGTAGGTCGCGGCGAGGAGCGCGTCGATGAGGTCCGAGAGGAACTGCTTGGTCTGCTGGCCGAGCATGTGGTTCTCGGTGGCGCCGACGTCGCCGTGGAACAGCTTCTTGTTCGCCGCGGGGCGGACCTGGACGTCGCCGCTGTCGAGCAGCGCGAGCACCGATCCGCTCTTGTGACGGATCGTGTACTCGCCGAGCTGGTTGACCTCGATGGTCGTCCCCTTGTGCCGGGTCAGGCGACGCTCGCCCTCGGTCGCGGAGGCTCCGTACTGCGACCCGGAGTGCCGGAACACGCCGACGATCACGGGGCGCGACCGGGACCCGGAGATGAACCCGACGAGCACCTGGTCGCCGTCGACGTCCTTCGCCGGGGTGTGCTCGTTGACCAGGGCCCCGGTGGTCCCCGTGGTCCCGGGCAGGAACGACGTCGTCGGTCGGAGCGTGTCGTCGTCACCGTCCTCGACTCCTCCCATCTGGGAGAGCTGCCTGCAGCCGGGATACGGCTCGCCCGTGTGGAGGTCGCGGCACGTGTACTCGACGAACCGCTTCGACCTGTTGCGCGGGTCGTCGACGTAGTACCGCGCGACCACGACCATCTCGCGCAGGTCGGCGGCCGAGAAGTGCGCGCGCTGCCCGGTCAGCATGTAGTCGGCGCGCCCGAGCCCGGCCTGGATCGGGTGCCCGTCGTGAGACCACTCGCTCACTGGGCACCCGCCTGCACGTCGAACCCGTCGTGCTGGAAGTCCGCCACGGAGACCGTCGGCACGGTGGCGCCGTCGACCACCCGGCCGCGCGTCAAGGTGAACGAGCTGCGACTCGCGCCAGGCTCCTTGCTGAAGCTGTGCTGCAGGCCCTGGACGTAGAAGTCGTAGGTCAGGCCGCGGCGGCTCAGGCGGAGGCGCGTGCCGACCCTGATAGCCGGTATGAACCGCGTCGTGATCTGACCTGCGTACCAGTACTCGTTCTGCCCGTACCATGCCGACAGCAGGCCGATGTACCCGCGGAACACGTCGCCGAAGTCGGCTTTCGTGCTGCCCTGGCTGAACGTGGTCGACGCCGCGCTCGACGCGAACATGTACCGCGTCTCGGCCTCCATGCGGCGGAAGCCGAACTTGGCCACCGACTGCGGGACCATCCGGATCCCGGCGACCAGCTCCTGGAGCTTGACGTCGAGACCGGGGAACTTGACGCGGAACCAGTTGACGACGTCGTGCGAGGAGCGCGCGATCGAGAACGCCTCCACCTCGGTCGAGTCGACCGCGGTCGTCGGCAGCATGTTGAACGCGTCGTCGTCGTACGGGCGCTGGCGGAACACCAGCGCCGGCGTCGAGGTGTTGGCGGCCGGGGTGTTCCCGAACACCCTGCTCTCGAGGACGTCGGACACCGTGGTGAGCTGGGACGCGACGTCGCCGGGGTTGCTGGAGAAGTACGTCGACTCCGCGGCGAACCCTCGGCTGCTCAGGAACTCCTGCTCGAAGAAGGTGTTGTCCCTGACGTCGACGAAGAACTCGTTGACCAGCGGGTTCGAGTAGCTCTCGAGCAGCGACCACACGTTGCCTGCCTGAATAATGCCAGGTGGCTCGGCGACGGCGTAGAACGGCAGCGGCTTCTGGACGAAGGTCGTGACGTCGATGAGCGACACCAGCTGAGAGAGGTCACCAGACGTGGACCCCGACATCCGCCACTGCAGACCCGTGAGCTTGCTCCCCGTCTCGTCGGCGTCGTAGAGCAGCAGGAGGAGGACGAGCACGTTCTCCAGCGGGCTCAGGGCGAGCTGCTTCTTCTCGCCGAACAACCTCCCGATAAAGTCGCCGGTGAACGCGGCGTTCTCGATCTGAGCGAACGCCTGGTCGAACACCGTCGACGACTCCGACAGCACGACGGCGAGGTCGCGCGCGGTGACGGTGATGGTGTCGACGGTCGCCATCTTCTGGATGGTCGTGTCCTCGGCGACGCGGTCGACCACCACGGTCGACACCAGGGTCCCGGCGAACCGCTGGTTCGGGTCGTAGCCACCCACGTCGCTCATGAACACGACCAGGAGGTCGCCCGGCAGGATCGTCTCCAGGTACCGCGTGCGCGGCTTGAGGTGGAGTGACAGCGTCCCGACCACGCCGTCGACGTCCTTCGACCACGAGGCGGCCATGACGTCGCTCGAGCCCTCCCCGAGCCAGGCCGTACCTCCCTGACCGCCGTACGCCTGGTTGACGTTCGCCGGCAGGGTCGAGCCGGTCGCCAGGAGACCCTGGGCGACGACGATCTGCTTCAGCACGTCACCGACGTTGAACTGCGCGCTCCGCGCGACGTGGAGGACGTCGCACGTGCAGTTGACGTCGCGCACGTCGCCGGTTGACGCGACGACCTTGCGGGTCACCTGGTGCCCCCGAAGAGCTGACCCGGCGAGCTGGTGATCGCTGGTGTCGGGGCGCGCACGCGGGCCACCGGGCGTCCAGACTGGTCCTGGTGGACGTGGACGTGGACGTCGGCCGTCACGTGAGACGCGGCGCCGCCGGCCAGCCCGCTGGACCCACCGCTTCCGCCCAACGAGGCCGCGGACGGCGATGCTCCTCCGGTCAGCGCTCCGGGTGAGATCCCACCGGGCCCCATCGGGTCGAGCAGCGCGCCCGACGCCCCGACGTGGCCGACGTGCAGGTGGGTGCGGACGCCGGTGTCCTTCCACGCCGGGAAGTCGAACGTCTTCCCGAGCGGCGTGCCCTTCGCGATCCGCTGACCGACGCGCAGCCCGGCCGGGAAAGTCTTGGGGTCGATGTGGTAGAGCTTCCACTCCGAGCCGTCGTCCGCGCGGATGTGGACGGCCTTCCCCGCCTCCATGCCCGACCCGTCGCGGATGTGAGTGATGACCCCGTCGACCGGAGCCGTCACCGCGGTCCCGGGGGGGAACGCGAGGTCGACCCCAGGGTGAGGCGATCGCCCCGCCAGCGGGCTGCCGAACTTCTGCATCACGAACCCCTGGTAGCCCGAGCTCGCGGCGCCGCCGGACATCGGCGCCATCCGAGAGCCAGAGCCGCGACCAGTACCGAACGGGTCGCCGGCCAGCGGGTGAGCGATCGCCTGGCGGACGAGCTCGTCCGCCTGCGACTGCCTGACCTGGTCTCGCACGCTCGACCCAACCGACCCGATCTCCTGGATGGATGAGATGCCGCTCGGCCGCTGGGCCTCGCTCTGGCTGCGCCGTGGACCCATCGCTGTTTCCGGGGATGCCCCTGAAGAGCCGATTTGCTGGCGACCGACCTCAGCCGCCTCGGCCGACAGCGGCTTGAACAGCGGACCCTGCGTGGACTTCTTCGCCTTGAGCAGCGCCGCGATCTTGAGCTGGGAAAGCCCGGTGCCGAGGGTCGCGGCGACGCCGGCGATGCGGTCGAGCGCGCGGTCGGCGTCCGGCCCGTCCGGCATCGCGAGCCATGCGCGGACCCCAGACATGCTCATCAGCTGGTCGAGGATATTCTCCTGGAGGTCTGGATCAGGGTTCTCACCCGCGCGCGCCATCCGAGCGGTCGAGCCGAAGTAGTCGCCGCCGGTCAGCCGCATCGCTCCGCGGAGCGCCAGCGGGGACTGGTCGTTGCTCGCCGCGCCTCGGAGCGCCTGGTCCATCGACTGCATGGCCGGCGTGTCGCCTAGGAACCTGCCACCCATGCTGCCGATGGCCTGCTGCTGCGACACTACCCCTTTCAGCGTGATGTCGGTGTCTATGCTTGACTGCGCCGCGCGCTGCCACATCGACAGCATCTCGTTCCACCGGCCGCGCTCCAGGCCGGTCGCGACGGCCACGCCGATCGCGGACGCCATGGCTTCCGTCTCCTGCCCAGGCTTCAGGCCGCCGCGGCGCAGGCCACCCATCGTCTCGGCGGCCTCCTGGCCGAGCCCGAGACGCCCCTGCATGTTGAGGATCGTCTCAATCGCGGCGTTGTTGCCGGGACCTCCGCCGATGCCTCGGCGGTACCCGGAGCCGACGAGCTGCTGCGTCTCCCCGCGGCTGAACCCGTACTGCTTGACGAACCTCTCCCTCTTGTCGTCGTCGGTCCAGAGGTTCGTGAACGTGTCCATCGCGTCCTCGCCGGAGTCGCGGAACGTCTCGTACTGCATGTTCTTGAACTCGTCGTTCTGCTGCATCACCTGGTGGAACGGCCCGGTGACCGCGCCGAGCAGCCTCCCTACGATCGGGATCTGGCTGACCAGGTTGTGCGCGAACCCCATGACGTCCGTGCTGTACTTCCCGCCCATGAACATGCGCATGGAGCTCGGCATGAGGGCGCCCGCCAGGTCGCCCGCGCGGCCGAGGATCTGAGACGCGATGCCGAACCCTCCGCCGCCAACGCCGGCTCCTGGTCCGGCTTGGGCGAGGTTCGCCGCGCCGCCGGGACCACCCATCCCGATACCACCGCCACCACCTCCCGCTCCTCCACCTCCACCGCCTCCACCGCCGCCGAGGTAGACGCCGCCGGCGATCGCGTTGAACCCGACGAGGAGCGTCTGGTTGATCCGCTGGAGCGAGTTGATGATCGCGGCGATGCTGTTCGGCCCCTGTTGCTGCTGCGACGGGCCCTGCGTCGGGGCCAGCCCGTTGCCGAGCACGTTGGCGCCGATCCCACCCTGGAACGCCTGGGTCAGGATGTTCGTGGCCTGCGCAGCGCTACGCTGCAGCGCCTCCACGTCGATCCCGAGCTGGATCTTGACGTCGTCCGCCATCACTCACCATCCTTGGCCTGGTGGCGCCGGCGCGAGGCCGCCTTGATCGCCTCGAACTGCCGGAGGGCGTCCGGGTCGTCGAACGCCTCGTCGAAGTCGATGGGCTCGCCGCGCGCCGCGCTCTCCTGCCACCCGTCGAAGGTGGCGTCGCCGGTCCTGTGGACGTACCGGCCGGACTCGCGGGTGTCCCGCGGGAACTCCTCCGCCGGGTCGGCCTCGACCGCGTCCTCCAGGTACTCGATCATCAGCTCCTCCAAGGTGTAGTCGGCCAGCAGCGGATCCTTCCTGGGGCGGTTGTACTTCTTGCACCACCAGCGCTGCAGCCACTCGTTGCGGACCCTGGCCGCCGCGACCGATCGCAGCAGGCGGTAGTCGTCAGCCCGCGCGGACCTTACGAAAGGAATCGATCCACGCCCCCACGTGGTCCCACACTGCACGCAGTGGGTCAGCGGTGAAGAACTCGTCCGGCTTCCACCAGTCGGGGACGTCGGTCAGGATGTAGTACAGGTCGGCGATCATCTGGTGGCTGAAGCTGTTCATCGGGTCGATCTTCTCGCCGCCGTCGAGCTTCGCCTTCAGCACGGCGATCTTGCCGAGCGTCCCGAGCCCAGGACGCGTCGCCGTGAAGGTCCCCACCCTGACAACCTCGGTCTCCCGGTCCTTCCAGGTCATGGTGAACGACGTCGTGAAGGCGACGGTCTTCTTACCGTCGTCCGCCGCGTCGACGATGTCGATCGACTTGTCGTCCGGCTGCTCTTGCTTCGTCACGGCTGGATCTCGGACTCGTCCAGCGCGCCGATCGTCACGAAGCCGACGTTCTGCCCGACGATCCCGCGCGGCGTGACGTTGAAGTTGTAGCTCGAGGTCTTCACGCCCTGGAACTGGTGCAGCGCCTTACCGCTGATCCTCGGGTCGTCTTGCAGGACCGCGTCGACCCCTTGGATGCGGAAGATGTCGTCGAACTTCGGGAAGATCTGCTGCTGCTTGATGCTGCCCGGCGCGTTGACGTCGTCCGATGCACCCTGCGACACGGTGCGGAACATCTGCGCGTTGAGCGTGGCCCGGTACCCGACGGGCACGAACTCGATCACCTTGAGGTGGTCGAGGATCTCGACGGGCTCGTACTGGATCTCCTCCGAGCCGGAGACGCCGTTGGCGAAGCCGACGGTCTCCCCGTTGAAGATGAACAAGCTCCTCGCGCCGGACCAGACGCGAGTCCCCTGCCCTTGTGGAAGTGCGGTGCGTGCCATCTGCCAGCTCCTTTTCCTAGGCCGCCGCCCCGCTGATCTGGGCGGGTACGAGGACGATCGTGCCGAGCACGTAGTTGATCCCTGGGGTCGGGGTAACGGTCACGTTCACCGTGAGCTGGTCTCCGCTGAGGGACCAGCTGACCTTGCGCCACGCGTTTAGGCGCTGGCCGCCGACGACGCTGTCGGTGATGACCTGGGCGTCCTTGAGCGGCTGCATGACCGAGGCGACGACCGTCGGGACCGTCGAGACCCGCTGCAGTGAGCCGCCGCGGCCGACGAACGCGTCCTGCAGCGCCTGCCGGAGGTTGAACGCAACCAGCTTCCAGATCTGGACGATGGTCTCCTCGGTGTACGCGTCGTTGTTCGCCCGCGTGTACGTGGTGATCATCTTGTCGAAGCGGAACCCTCGACCCCGGACCGTGTTGAGCACGGCCACGCCGTTCAGCTCCAGCGAGACGACGTCGCTGTTGCTCTGCTCCGACCACGAGGTGTCCGAGCTGACGCCTGTGACGTTGGCGTACTTCCAGGTGAGTGGCTCGCCGAGCGGCGCGCCGCACCGCATCCCCGCGGCGACGCACGCCGCCGCCCACTCCGGGAAGAAGATGACCTGGCCGGCCGTGTACCGCAGCAGCGCGCCGCCGACGTACGTCGTCCCGCCGACGGCGGCGGTGCGCGAGACCCTCTCCCCGAACAGGACGAGGTGCTCGCTGTTCTGGGTGTTCGCCGTCGTGGTGAGGACGCTCTTGGTCTGGGAGACCCCGGCCCACGCCTGGACCTCGTTCTGGCCGGCTGTGCTGCTCGCCTGCTTGGCGTACGCGGTGAGCGCTGCCATGATCGACGCGATCGTGAACGCCCCTTGGGCGGTGACCGCGTCCGCCGAGGCGAGCGGGACCGTCTGGTTGACCCGGACGCTCGACAGCGCGGTGAACCCGGTCGTCCAGTCGGCGTTCGCGCTCGTGCCGCGCGTGCCGCCCGTGAGCTGGGTCGCGGCCAGCGGTCCGGTGAACGCCGTCGCCCCGGCGGTGAACGTCGCGCTGACCTGCTGGCTGTTCGCGTTGATCCAGTTCGCGACGTCCGCGTTCTTCGCGAACACGCTGGTCGCGGATGTCTTGATGTCGACGGCGGTGACGCCGTCGAGCTGGCTCGACGCGAAGCTGTTGGTGTTGGTGGCCAGCGTGACCACCGTGTACTTGCCGGTGGCGGAGATCGCCTGCAGCAGCAGGGACAGCGTCGGGTAGTCGGAGTAGTTGAGGGACAGGTTGTCCGCCGCGGCGGCGGTGACGTTCGTCGTCAGGGACGTGGCGTTGGTCGTCAACGTCGCCGCCGAGCCGGCCCCGGTGTACTGGATGGTGAACTTGCCGGTCCCTCCGACGGCCGTCTGCGTGACCTCGGTGATGAGGTTGCCGAACGCGTCGAGGTTGCTGATCGTGATGATGAACCCGGACGCCACCGCGATCGCCACCGTGATGTTGTTCTGGAGCACGCCCCACTGCAGGCTCGTGAACGTGAACGGGGCGCTCGTCAGCGTCGAGCGCGTCGACCCGTTGACCTTGTAGCAGACGATCTGCTGCGCCCCGGTCGGGATGCGCGGGTCGCCGCTGGGGTCGGCGACCATCGCCGCAGCCTCGACGAGGTCCCCGGACACGTAGGTCTTCCTGACGTCCGCGGCGGTCAAGAAGGACAGCGCGGTCCTCGGAGTGCCCTGGTCCGCCTCCCCGATCAGGGCGACGATGCCGAGCCCCTGCAGGACCGTGCTCTGGAACTGAGATGCGTCGATCTGCGTGTAGGCACCTGGTCGCACGATCTGCTGACCATTAAAAAGAACTTGTATCGTCATTTCTTCTCCTCGGTCTCAGATGGCTGGGGACGAAGAGTCATGGTGCCTGGCGAAGATGGCGTCGAAGTCCTCGACCGGGGCGACGCGGACGTCCGTGTAGGCGAGCATGCTCGCCTGGAGGATCGGGTCGTTGTGTCCGCGGATGACGAAGTAGTCGCCGAGCGCCACAGCGCCGGGCTTGCTCGCGTGCACCCTGCTCGCCTGCCAGCGCGCGGCGACCGCCTCCGGCGTAGTGATCGGAGGTGCGGCCTCGCCGCGGTACGTCCTGCCGACCGTGGCCTTGACTTCCTTGTCGTCGATGTCCTGCGGCATGAGGTTGGGGTGCATCTTACCCTCAAACGAGGGGGCCCGCGCAGCCCATTTTGGGTCTGCCGGAGCTCGAGAGTCAACCAGCCGGCGGGTACACGGTGGTGTCGGACTCCACGCCGTCGACGAACCTCGCGAAGTCGAGGGCGATATTGACGATGACCGGACCGCTGGCGCTCCCGTCGAAGTCGAAGATCGTCATGTACCGCGCCTGCAGCACCCGGTAGTAGACGAACTGCGGGAGCTTGTCGGAGTCTTTCTCCAACACCCCTCCAGAGATCGACAGATTGTGCACGTCGTAGAACTTAGTAAGTGCCATCTTGTTATGTACAAGGATGTACTTCACTATGTTGTACAAGAACAGCGTCAGCCGGTCGTCGTCAGACGCTACGTAGATGCTCGTCGTCCTGGTCTCCGGGATGCCATACGCCGGCGCCTCGGTTGGGACCTGGTCGCCGAGCCTCCCGCGGTCCACCGTGCCGACCGAGTCGTTGAGGAACGCGTTCCCGGTGTCCTCCTCCTCCGACTGTGGCTCGACGACGATCAGCGCGGTGTGCACCGGGTCCCGCGGCCAGCTGACGTCCAGGTAGATGTTCTCGTTGTGCAAGAGCCACTGCCTGAGCTGGTCCCTCACGGCAGGCGGGACCATCGCGAACAGGTGTTCCACGACGTCGTCCGGCGTGTTGATCCTCGACCTGATCTCGCCGAGGCCCCACCCGATCAGCTGCCGGATGGCGAACTCCGGGATGCGGAGGCCGAGGCCGCGGGTCGTCGGCACCGCGAAGTTCTTGTTCGGGTCGGCGACCGGGTCGTCCGGGCCGATCACCGGGCGCCCCTCACCTCGGTCACCGCCGCCCGGAGCGCGGCGGCGATGTCGCGGCGCGCGCCGGGCAGCACGTCGTCGAGGACGCGGCGGGCCTTGAACCCCGGGTGCCACCACGCCGAGGCCGGGCTGCGCGTCGATATCCGGCGGATGGTGGTGTACCGCACCAGCGTCCCGCCACCCGGCCCTCGGCGGGACCTGCGGATCACGTCGTCGTGGACGCCGCGCTTGTGCTGCACGCTCTGCCTCTTCGGACCGATCCCGAGCGCCTGGGCGAGTGAGCCGCGGTGGACCGCGCGCTCGAACGACCTGCCGGGCGTGGTCCTCGGCAACCTGACCGTGCCGACGCCGCCGATGCTCCGCGCGGCCCGGCGTCCCGCGGTGCGAGTCGCCTGCGGGACTGAGCCTGGCTTGTGGGTCATCGGGATGTCCACGTACATCCCGCCGTCCTTGGACGGCTTGCCGTGCGCGAGCAGCGCCGGCTTCATGTCCCACCCCTGTCGGCCGCGCTCGACCGCCACGACCACGGGGTCTGCCGTCTCGATCGTGACCGCCTTCTCAGTCAAGGTCACGGCGCCAGGGGCCGCCAGGGCGGCCTTGTAGCGCCGGGCGAACTCCGGGGCGAGCTTGCCAACGGCCGTCGCGGCCCGGTCCCGGACGATCGCCGCGACCCTGGGCCCAGCGGATGCGACGGCCGCCGCGAACGCCGCGGACGCCTTCCGCGCCAGGACGCCGCCGCTACTCGAAGGGACTCGTGTCGACAACTTGACGCGCATCTGCGCCCTCGTTTCTGACCAGGTAGTCGAGCTTGGCGACGACCTGGACCGGGAACTGGTAGTGGTTGCCCTCGATGGTCGAGTCGCGGTGCTGGTGGAGGAGGTCGGTCACGACGTACCGGGGTCGGTAGTCGTAGCACACCGAGTAGAAGCTCCCGGCGTCGGGCTGGACCGCGCCGGGCCACTCGATCGACGACCCGTCGGCGGATACCCTGAAGTCGACGCCCGCCTGGAACCGGATGAGGCCGCCGGAGCGGCCCACCCAGGCGACGTAGTGGAAGCACAGCGGCGCGTACTTCAGCACGTCCGCCGCTGCCGAGCGCAGGCGGACGACGCGCTGCGTGAACCGGCCGACCCCGTTCCCGAGCGTCAGGCGGTCGTAGCAGTCGAGGGCGAACTCGGGCTCTGCGGTGACGAGCATCCCGCCCGAGTCCCACCGCCCGTACGCGTAGAAGCTCTGGCTGAGCTTGACGCCCTGCATGAGCATCTTCGTCGGGATCGGGTCGACGTACACGAACCCGGCGCCGCCGCAGACCGGGCACCCGATCGCGTGGTCGCGCGGCGACAGGCCGGTGCCCGGGACGTTCGGGCAGAGCACCGCCTTCTCCCAGGTGATCAAGTACCCCTTGTCGTCGATGTACCGGGTGAACTGGTCGCGGTCGAAGTCGACCACGCTGTCCCGCCACTGCGGACCCCACTCGCCCGCCGGCGACGGCAGCGAGGTGCGCGCGCCGCCGCGGAGGACGCCGCCGGCCCTCGTCACCGACCCGCGGCGAGACCCAGGCCCAGGCACGCGGGCTAGACCGACGCGGCCACCAGGCCGACGTAGTTGCGGCGGAGCTGCGCGATCTCGCCGCCGCCGTACTTCGGGTCGACGCCGAGGGTCGGCCCCGGCAGCCCGAGGTCGACCTTGTACGCGTCGATGCGCGCCTTGAACGCGGGGAGCTGGCGGGCCATCGACTGCGACATGCCGTCGATGCCCATGCTCGTCGACGCCACCCCGAGCGGGCCGACGAGGTCGCTCATGAGGGTCAGGACCTCAATCGAGGCCAGCTTGCAGATCACCGCCGCGACCTCGCGCGGGACCGCGTCCGGCGCGAAGCCGGAGACGTAGTCGACCTCCCACAGCCCGGGGAGGTACGACAGGCCGGAGAAGATGAACGGCAGGTACCCGTTGCCGCCGCCGAGCAGGACCTGCGCGAGCGACCCGCTGGTCGGCACGAGGTGGAACTGGCTGTGCTCGACGGTCAGGCGCACCCACTGGGACGGGAACACCTGGATCGTCTGGCCGGTCGGGTACACCGCGCGCACCTCGGAGACGCTCTGGCAGGGGATCCGGAACAGCTGGACGTACGCGTAGTTCATGTAGTCGGTGGTGTGGTAGTCGTGCTTCTCCGACACCACGTCGCGTTCCAGGACGTCGATCCCGGTGATCTCCTCGAGCTTCGCGATCGCGTTCGCGATCTTCTCGTCGTAGAAGATCGGCGACAGCTCCTGCCCATCCGCGCCCTCGAACCTGAACCCGGTGAGGTAGTTGTCGAGCAGGTACTCGCCGTCCAGGTCGTCGAGCGACATCAGCGCGCTGAACCTCGACGACGTCTGCCGCACGCTGGCCGTCGCGGTCGCGGGCATGTTCGACGCGTTCCTCGGGGAGGTCACCACAGCCCTACCTCCGCTTCGACTGCTGGACCTTACCCTTGCCGTCGTCGGCGACCGCCGGCGCGAGCGGCTCGGCGGCCGGTGACTCGACTCCACCCGCGTCCGCCTGCGCCGGGCCGTGGTCCGACGCGAGCCATGAGAACGGCCTGCAGCTCCGCAGCATCTCCAGCTCCTCCTCCGGCACCTCCACCTCCGCCAGGCCGGCCGCGTCGAACGTGACGGAGCCCCACCTGGTGTTGGTGGTCTCGCCGCGCATGTCCAGGACCCTGAGCTTCGCTGTCACGTTCGCCATGTGGGCTCCTTCAGTCCTGCGGGATTACGCTCGCTACTCGTCGCCCACGTTGTCGAAAATATTGAACTTTTTGACCGCGTAAACGACGGGCATTCCATATAGGAGCATAGCCCAGCGGATGCTCAAGGCGATGGTGGCGAGCGGAATCTTCATCATCGGCGCCAGCTGCCTGAAGCTGATCGCCTGGAGGTTCATCTGCTTCAGGTACGCGCGGCTCGTGTTCGGCAGGAAGCGGTTAGCGTCGACGAACGTGGTGGTCGCGGCGCCGGCGATGCGGGGCACCTGGAGCATGAACTGCTCGGTTCCGGCCGAGCCGGCCACCGCGGGCACGCGGTAGATGTTGTAGCCGGTCGTCACGTCCGAGCTGTCGGCGTTGTTCGTGATCGTGAGGGTGAGCTCGTCGCCGGACGCCGCGATCGACGCGGACGCCGTCGCACTCGCCGCGCTCTCACCGAATCGGTTGACGGCCGTGACCTTGTAGCGCCACAGGCCGACGTCGCCGGTGCCGAACAGCGACGCCGCGATCGGGCCGGCCGTGTTGGCCACCGCTAGGCTGGGGACGACCGGCGCGCGCACCGAGTTCGCGCTCACCGGCGCGTTCTTCACCGAGTTGTTCTTACCCGAGCGGAGGAAGATGTTCCCCTTCAGGTTGATCAGGCCGGCCTGGGTCCTGACCTTGTTGACGCTCATACCGACGGTGCCGTCGACCGGCGCCGGCATGTTGAACCGCTCGCGCGGGTAGAACGCCTTGACCATCGAGCTCAGCGCCTTCGGCGCAGCGTAGAGGTCGGTCGGGACGCCATAGTTCTCGATGACGCGGTTGGTGGCGTCCTCGATGTTGTCCTCGGTCAGGATGCCGCCGCGCAGGTCGATGATCGACGTGTTCGCCGCGGACGGGTCGCTCCGGATCTGCTGGTCGAGGCCGTCCCACGCCTCGGTGATCACGTCCATGCGGCCGGTGTAGAGCGCGCGCTCGACGCGCTCCAGGATCCAGACGCCACCGTTCTGCGTCTCCTGCGCGACCACGTTGCCGTGGGCGGGCCGGACGAGCGTCGTCGGGTGGTCGACCTCGCGCTGCGTGGTGATGTACTTCACCAGCGCGGTGCGGCGCTCGTAGCTCGCGTCCTGCACCTGCGGGAGCTCGCCGGCACGGGTGAACATGCCGCCGTCGGAGCCGTAGCTCGTCTGGACGTTGTACTCCTCGACCGTGCTGAACGCCGCCTGCTTCGGGATGTCCCGCCAGAACTGGATGTGGCCCTGGGTGAACGTCAGGATCCGCAGCGTCTGCTCGAGCGACTCGACGCGCAGCGCGTTCGAGCCGGAGACCGGCGGGTTCTGGTATCCGGCGGAGAGCGCCTTGGACAGCTCGTCCACCTCGACCTGGGCGAGCTGCCCGAAGCCCTGATAACCTTCGTAGTCCTTCATCGAAATCACAATGATTCTCCTAACTTACGAGCTTTCGTGCTCGCACGCTGGTCAGGACTACCCTGACGACGCTGCTTCGTACGAACTCGGTGACAGTTGGAACACACGAGCTTCTACTTGATGAGATCGTTGACGAGGGCTTTGCGCACAGACATGGGCAGCGCCTCGGGGTTGTACTTGTCGGCCTCGAACGCCAGTACTACGTTCATGTCGAGCTGGTTGGTCGCGCTCTTCTTGAAGAGCCAGTCGTTGATGGTGCTCGTCGGCAGCGTGCGGAGCTCGGTGATGTAGTCCCCGGTCCCGTCGATGATGTTCTGGTCGGCGTTGGCCCCGCCCCACGGTGGCTGGTTGACCTCGCCCTTGCTGAGCACTGCCTTCCCGCGCGCCGCCGGGGCGGGCTGGTCGGCGATCGACTTGACGAGGTCGGCCATGCCGAGCAGGTCGTCCTGGACGATGTTCCCGATCCCCGCGACCGCCTTCGCCAGACGCGCGTTGAACGCCTGCTGGCCGGACAAGCTCTTGCCGACGCCGGCCCCGAGCTGGTCGATGCGACCGTTCAACCGCTCCTCCATGGCCTGCATCGACTTGGCGATCTTCTTCGCCGTGCTGCTCAGGGCGATGCTCAGCTGGTCGACCATCGACTCGATGAACTCGTTCACGACGATCGCCTTGTGCATCGTCTCGTCGCCGTCCGCGACCTCGCGGAACGACTTCTCGGCGTCGTCCGACCCGTGGTCGCTCGAGGCGTCGTCGCTGCTCTCGTCGTCGCTGCTCTCGTCGTCGCTGCTCTCGTCGTCGCTGCTCATCGAGCTCGAGCTCGACGCCGCCTTCGCGGCCTTCTTGATACCCTTCTTCGCGCCCTTCTTGGGCGGACGGGGCGGACCGTCGTCGCTGCTCTCGTCGTCGGACGACGCGCTGCTCGAGGACGACGAAGACGACGACCCTCCGAACGGCATCGACCGCCGGTCCGACTTCTTGGTCGACTTGCCCCTCGGGGCGGCGCTCGAGAGCGGCTCCCCCTCGGTTGACAAGCCACCCTCGGGGTCCGCGTCTTCGAGCGGGTCGCCCTTGGCGACGTCGTCGTCATCCTCGTCGTCTTCGACTCCGGCCGCGGCCTGCAGCTCGGCGAGGGCCTTGAGGAGCTTGGGCTCCGGGATCCGCTTCTTACCCATGTCGGTTCCCCTGCTCACGAGTAGTAGAGAAGGACACCAGCGACGCTGGTGTTCGTGATCGTGTACACGGTGTTGCCGTTCACGCTGACGACTGCCGGAGCAGCGTTGCTGACCGCGACCACGTCGGCCGGGTTGAGGTGGTACTGGAAGTCGTCGGTGGCAGGTCCCGCCGCGTCGCTGTAAGCGGCGAAGATGTACCCGCCGACCCCGGTGCGCTTGCTGTCGAACAAGTTCGACGGCGACAGCCCGGATGAGATCCCGGACGGCGACGCCTGCTGGAAGGTGTCCGGCACGGTGAACGTCTCGTTCCGGTTCACCTTGGCGAGGTTGACGTTGGCGAAGTTCGGGATTGCGCTGTTCTGTCCCATGGAGCTCTCCTCTGAGTCACGCCGAGGCGTCGACGACGACGACGAACGACACGTTGACCGCCGCGGTGGCCGCGATGAGTGTGGTGGTCCCGGCGGCGGTCGCCTTCCAGGTGAAGATCGTGAACTGCCCCAGCTGCGGGCCGTAGGCCCACGACTGCTCGGATGCGGCGTTCGCAAGCGTGGCCGTCCCGGCCTGCAGGGCGACGGTCGGGACGAAGTTGTTGTGGCCGATCCCGAGGTCAACCACGGCCGTCCCGGTCACCGGGACGATGCCCGAGTGGAGGTTCGGGTCGTGCTTGCTCGCCCACGGCCGCGGTGAGAACAGGTTCTTGGTGGCTCCCATCTCTCGTTCTCCTTAGCGGCTCGCCGCGAAGCGGACGACCTGCTCGCAGGTGCCTCGACTGAAGTTCGGGTGGATCCTCCGCACGCGGTCGACCGCCTCGCGGAAGCTGAGGTCGTCGTTGCGGCGGTGGACGATGCTGCTCACTCGGTGGTGCCCGGACGCGGTGGCCCCCTGACTCTGCACCATCGCCTGACTCTTCACCAGGGCCTTCGACACCAGCTCGACCGTAGAGAACGCCTTGGACAGGATCCGCCACGAGCAGTCGGTGTTCACCGGCGCGTTGGTGATGGCGACGTTCCTGACCTTCGCGCGGACGATGCGGTTGCCGCCG